GCTGCTTCTCCTTCGCGACGGCGGCGGGGTCCACCTTCCGGAGTTGGACCAGCGACTTCGCGTAGCAGGCGGAGGCCTCCTCACCGGTCAGGCCGACCGCCGCGTCGATGGCCGCGTCCCGCGTCCCATTCGGAGCGGCCTCTCCGCGCATGTCCTCCGGCAGTCCGTTGATCGCGGCGTTGAGGAGGACGGCAATCTCCGCGCGGTCCGGCATCGGCCACTCGATCACGGTGGTGTGGCCGGCCAGCTCCGGAGGAACGTCTCCGGACGGAGAGAGGAGGATCACGGCCTGCGCGCGGTCACGCGGAACGCTCGGGAGGGTCCGCGCCAAGTTGCGGAGGAGGCGGAGCGGAGAGGCTCCGGACGGACCCGCCAACCAGACCGGCAGGTCCCGCATGATGTTGACGATTCGCTTGGTGCCGCGATCCGCGAGCGTCGAGATCGAGCCGAGCATGTCGCCCGGATCGCGCATCGAGCTGTCGAGGACCTTGCCGTTGATGTCCGTGACGCCTTGGCCGACGTCCCAGCAGCGCGTCTCGTAACCGGCGGCGGCGGCGGCCTCAAAGAGGTAGCCCTCAACGCGGGCCTCCTCTCGGGTGATGATCCAGATGAGCGGGTTGCGCGCCCGGAGGAGCGCGGAGACGTCGGTGGCGACTTCTTGAGATTTGGTCATGGTCAGCGTCCCTTATTTCAGGTTCAGGAGTTCATCGAAGATCGCGTCGAGGTTTCCTCCGGAGAGGAGGCGATCAGCGAGAGCATGTCCGCGCGCTCTGGCGGCGGAGTTCCGAGCCCGGACAGCGGAGTTGTGGGAGGCGAGGTCTGCGGGGGTAGCGAAGCCGAGAGCTTTCGCGGCGACGAGGCGGAAGGCCTCAGACTCGGTCGAAGCCTTTGCTTCGTCCTTTCCGATCAGGGCGAGGAAACTTCCGTCAGCGCATTTACAAACGCGGCCGACGCGGCGCTTGCCTTGGTAGATGTTCTTGAAGGTGGTGTAGCCGTCGTCGATGAGGCGGTAGCGGGGCATTTGCTGTTTCTCCGGTTAAGGGATAATTGTTCCTAAGTCCGCGCTCGTATAAAACGGTGCGACCGGGGTAATGTACAGCGCCATCCGAAGCCGAAAACGCAGGAGAATCAGGTGAAGAGCCCGAAAAAGCCGCTCGCGATACCCGTCGATTGGTCCTTCAAGACCCCGGCGGTGGCCTCCGCGTTCGATTCGCACGTCCGGGAGCAACTGCCGTGGTACGAGATCGCGACGGGCGCGGTCGCCCACGTCGCGCGCTGCTACATCCCGCAAGGCGGGACCGTGATCGACGTCGGCGCGTCAACCGGAAACATCGGCCGAGCGATTCAGAAAACGCTCGAAGCGCGAAGCGCGAAGCTGATCGCGCTCGACGCGTCAGAGGATATGCGGGACCTCTATGACGCGCCCGGCTCCTTCGAGATCGTGGATGTGACGGAGTATGACTTCGGACCGCGCAAGCCGGACCTGATCATCTGTTTCCTCGCGCTGATGTTCGTACCGGTGAAGCAGAGAGCGCAGTTGATCGCGCGCATGAAGAACGCGGTGATGCCGGGCGGAGCGATAGCGGTGGTCGACAAGATCGTCCCGAGCGGTGGCTATCTCGGAACGGTCAGCTACCGGCTGACGCTCGCGGCGAAGTATGAGGCGGGCGCGGCTCCTGATGAGATTATCGCCAAGGAGCTGTCTATCGCGGGCGTTCAGCGGCCGATGAGTTCGGAGGAGCTGTCCGGGTTCACCGAGTTTTTCAGGTTCGGAGATTTCGCCGGGTTCGTTTGGGAATCGCACTGAGCCGCCTTGAGCCGCTGGAGGACCTGCATAGGCGTCTCCTCCTGATACGCTTCGAGGTACCCGGCTGCGACTAAGGCCTCCGCATATTCCGCGAGGATCATGGCGACGGCTCGCCGGCCTTTCTCAGTCAGCACCGTCCGTCTCGGCTTCGGCTGCGGACCCGGAAGCTCCGGCTTGAGCAGTCCGGTTTTGAGGAGAGCCTCGCGTGACCGCGGTTGATCGCAGATGACCACGTCCACGGCGCGATCGATGTGGCGGATCAGCAGGTCACGCTGAGCAGTCGATAGATTATGCACGAAAGTTTTAGATGGCATTCCGGCCCCCGCCGTTGTTTCCAGCCCGGGCGCATCTAGAAACCCGTGCGGGGAAAAAGTCCACCACCTAGTTATGGACTATTTGATATAAACCCTCCGGACCGGTATGGTCGGCCAGCTTGAGGAGAATCTCTGATGACCCCGTATATTCTGATCGTCATGTGCTGGCTGAGCGGCGCACCGGTGGTCGTCACCATGCAGGAGTTCAGCACGGGCGAGTCCTGCCACAACGCGGAGGTCGCGATCACGGGCGCGGCCGAAAACATGTACCGCAAGAACAGCGTCTTCGCGTTCTGCATTCAGAGGTGAGCTGATGGCAGAGATCAAGATCGGCCAGCGATGGCGGCACAAGAAGCGCGGCAGTGTCTACGAGATCGTCGACATCTCCGCCACGATCCAGTGCTCGGCGCGCCCGGAAATCGAGAAGCTGTTCGAGCTTCAAGGCTGGGTGGTCTACCGGAGCATGAACGGCCGTCTGGTCGTCAGGCCGTATCCCGAGTTCATGGACGGGCGCTTTGAGCTGGTCCGTGACGTGACCAAGTTTTAGGAGAAGCTGATGGCAAAGTTCAAACCAGAGCAGCGCAAGCACTGGCCGATCATCGAGGCCTATCAGGACAAGCGCCTGTCCCGGAAGCAGGCCGGAGCGCAGTTGACCGATCTCGGCTGCGAGGAGTGGGAGGTCGAGCTGTACCTCGATGATGATGACGGCGGGCTGGAGGAGGACATGGCATGAGCGATACCCACAATGATCTCGAAGACCTCCCGACCGAAGGACTGATCAACCTCTCAGGCTGGCTCTATGAGCAATACCTCCAAGGTGAGGACTACCTCGACGATCTTCATGCGATCTCCGAGGTACTGAGGGAGCGGAAGGCCAAAGAGGCTCCGGACGAAATGACCGTTTCGGGAGTAAAATAATGGCTGGGCGAGGCGGCAGGCCGAAGGGATCGCCGAACAAGCGGACGGTCGAGGCCATCGAGCAGGCCTCCCGCGAGATCGGGAACATCCGGAAGCAGGGGCGCAAGCGGGCGGTCGAGGTGCTGGATGAGTTCATGTTCTCGGTCGGCGGCATGGCGGCGATGTATCAGAACCGGATCATCGCGCCGCCGGCAGGACAGGAGGCGGTCTCTCAGGCGGACGTCGAGATGTTCAAGTGGGCGGTTGAGATGACGGAGAAGTTCGCCAAGGCGCTCGCGCCGTTCCAGAGCCCGACCTACCGGGCGATCAACGTCACGGTCGGAGCGGGAGACATCCCACCACCTACGCCGGCGCAGATCGCGGATCAGGGGAAGACCATCGACGATCCGCAGGCGCTGATGCGGTTCTACCAAGCCAACATGAAGAGGATCGCATGACGAAAACCGTGAACCATCCGCCGCACTACGGCGGAGCAGAGAACCCCTATGAGGTGATCAAGGTCCTTGAGGCGTGGATGACGCCGGAGGAAATGCGCGGATTCCTCAAGGGCAACATCCACAAGCATGTGGCGCGCGCGATGCTCAAAGGCGACGTCGAGGATCACGAAAAGGGCGCTTGGTATGCGTTGTATCTGGTGGACTTCTGCAAGAAGTTTCCGCCGGTCCCGGACGGAGCCGCCGCGCGCCAGCTCGGGAAGTCGATGGAGCTGAACGCCCGGTTGAAGAACGAGGTCCGAGCGCTGGCGGAATGGGTCAGCAAGGTCGCGCTATCGGAGAACAAGCTAGACCTGACCACGCTCGGGAATCAGTTGGATGCGATCTTGAGGATGAGCTGATGAGCTGGAGCCCCTACGAGGAGCTGGGCCTCAACCCGTCCGCGACCGCGGCGCAGGTCAAGGCTGCCTACCGGAAGAAGTCGAAGACCGCGCACCCGGACGTCGGCGGCACGGAGGAGGCGTGGGCGAAGGTCGCGCTCGCCTACGCGATCCTGACGAACGCGGACAAGCGCAAGGTCTTCGATGAGACCGGCGAGGTCGAGGAGCCGAAGCTCAACAACGACCGGGCTGCGGCGCTCGGCGTGATCGACAGCCATCTCGGGACGATCATCAACATGTTCATTCAGGGCGGCTGCCGTCCGGACATGGACCCCGCGCGCATCGATATCCCGTTGAGGATCAGGGCGATCATCCGGCACGAGATGCAGGAGGCGGAGGGCGCGGAGGCCTCGGCTGAGAAGGCGCGGGCCACGCTCCTGAACCTGATGAAGCGGTTCAAGGTCAAGGACCCGTCCAAGAACCCGGATGAGGACCCGATCCAGCGGAGCCTGAACGCGCAGGTCGCGAAGATCGACGATCACCTGACGAAGCTCCGGGCGGCGCTCCGCGTCCACGCGCACGCGGTAACTATCACGGAGAATTACGAGTTCGATGTCGATCGGTCGGCGGTCATGATGCAGATGCAGACGTGGCCGTCCACCGGAACCATGGGAGGCTTTCGATGATCGCGGAACACCAGCGCATGATGCGCACCGGCTACATGATCCCGCTGACGATGGAGTGGATGTTCTACCCGCAGGGCGTCGAGCGGACGCTGACGCTGACCGTCAAGAACACGGACCCGGAGACCGGCGAGGAGCTGGAAGAAAGCCGGGAGATACCGAACCCCGTGCTTGAGGCCGGAGCCGTCGGCCGGCGCTTCAAGATCACGAACCATGAGGAGTGGATCACGCAGATGATCCGGCTCGGCGCGGTCAAGGAGGCGAAGTGACTAAGCGCAGGCGCATATGCCGCAACTGCGCGCACTACGACGGTGGCGGGCTGGATAAGCACGGCGAGCCAAAGAACAACTATGGCGACTGTCACAACGGCATCTCCGGACGGCTCAAGACTTCGATTGATGACCGGTGCGAGAAGGGATTCCACCCCTGCACCATACGCTGGCCGCTCCGCGCAGGACCGGGAGGAGTTCGATGAGGATAGTCAACCAGCCCCCGCCGATCTTCGACGAGATCGTGGCCGCGTTCCCGCACGCCGCGCTCCCGGGCGTCATGTTCTGCTGGAGGGAGATCATCTACATCCCGCAGCAAACCGGGCCGATTCCCGCGCAGTTGATCGCCCACGAGCAGGCTCACTGCGACCGGCAGGCGGGCTTTCACATCACGGATTGGTGGCGGCGGTACATCTCCGACCAGCAGTTCAGGCTCGATGAGGAGATGCCCGCGCACGTCGTGGAGCTGCGGGAGTGGATCAAGATCGAGACACCGAAATGGGTCGGCAAGCGCGCGCTCAAGCGGCACCTGACCGGGCGCGTGGCGCGTAGGCTGGCCGACAAACTCTATGGCCCGATGATCACCTATGAGAACGCGCGGACCATCCTCGAAGCGGAGATCGGCTGATGAGCGACGTAAAGAAGACGGTCGATGAGATCATCCGGGCGGCGGGCGCGGTTCCGCGCGTTGACCGGAGCCAGCGCGCGGTGCTTCCTGCGAGCGGTCTGAGCGGGCTGCAGAAGGGTTACGTCGTCCTGAGTGAGGCGGAGCGGAAGCGCGGTTTCGCCCGTCCGTTGCGGGACGCCTACCGCCATGCGAAGTGCGGCAAGATCACGACGATGGGGCGGTCCATCGCGGAGACCTACGCGCGTGACCCCAGCTTCTATGACGGGACGTTCTGCTCGACCTGCCGGGCGCACTTCCCGGTCGGCGCGAACGGCGAGTTTACGTGGTATGAGATGGACGGCACCGAGGGACCGAAGGTAGGCACATGACCACGTCACAGTCCCCGCTTCGCGTCTTGAAGGCGCAGGCTGACGGCATCGCCAAGATGATCAAGCAGGCCGAACGCGGCGAGCTGGCTGATCCTACCGGCAAGATCAAGGACTCGCTGGCTCGCGGTACGTTAAAGACCGCGGTTGTGCAGGATGACAAGGTCGTCAGTATCGAGATGGCATGGTCCCAAATACGGGAAACCAGTGAGGTCGCGCTGGCGGTCATGATCTTGAAGCTGATGCGCGGTGAGCGGGACAACTGATGGCGTGGGACTGGAAACAGCCGGACTACGCCGCCGTGATCCGGCTTCGGCTGCAGAACATTGCGCGGTTGCGCACCTTCACCCCGGAGCAGATGCGGAAGCTCCGTGACTGGTACCGAGAGAACCCGGCCGACTTCATCAACGATTGGGGCGTCCTCCATGAGCCTCGTAACCCGGAGGTCGGCCTACCGGCGAACATCCCGTTCGTGATGTTCCCGAAGCAACGGGAGGCGGTCCAGTTCATCGTCGATCACTGGAAAGGGCAGAAGCCCGGGCTGTGGGAGAAGTCGCGTGACGTCGGTGCGACGTGGCTCTCGATAGCGACCGCCTGCACGCTCTGCCTGTTCTATGACGGGCTATCCATCGGCTTCGGCTCCCGCAAGGGTGAGTACGTGGACAAGATCGGGACGCTCAAGCCGATCTTCCCGAAAGGCCGCATCTTCATGGAGAACCTCCCGGTCGAGCTGAACGGTGGCTTCGAGAGCTGGCGTGACGCTCCCTTCATGCGGATCAACTTCCCGGACACCGGTTCGATCATCGCCGGGGAAGGCGGAGACGACATCGGCCGTGGTGACCGAACCTCGATCTATTTCGTAGATGAGGCGGCGCATTTGCAGCGCCCGGAGCTGGTCGAGGCGTCCCTGTCTCAGACGACCAACTGCCGCATCGACATGTCCTCCGTCCGTGGCATGGCTAACCCGTTCGCGCAGAAGCGGTGGGGTGGCAAGATCGACGTGTTCATCTTCGACTGGCGGGACGATCCTCGAAAGGATGATGCGTGGTACGAGAAGCAATGCGCGGAGCTGGACCCGGTCGTAGTAGCGCAGGAGATCGACCGGGACTACGCCGCCTCCGTCAAGGGCGTGGTCATACCCGGCGCGTGGGTGCGCTCCGCGATAGACGCGAAGGAGCGGGTCGGGACGCTCGGCTCCGGGCGGAAGCGGATCGCCTTTGACGTAGCGGATGAGGGAGAGGACAAGAACGCGGTCTGCATCGCGGAGTGGATCGAGGTCGTTGAGACCGATGAGTGGAGCGGCAAGGGCTCCGACATCTTCTCCTCCACGGAGTACGTGTTCGATGTCTGCGACGACGCGGGCGCTCGGGAGTTTCGCTATGACGCGGACGGGATCGGCGCGGACGTGCGCGGTGACGCCCGGATCATCAATGAGCGCCGGCGAGCGAACAAGCAGCGGACCATCCGGGCTATCGGCTACCGGGGATCAGAG